ACGGACCGAGTCTGGTATGCCCATTCGACCTCGCCTTTAGCCAAGCTGGGCGCTCCAACCGGTGAACCCCCTGAAGCAGCGACACCCGACGACGGATCCAGGATCCTATGCTGCAGCGCCTGCGGAGATTGCGTGCCGTGCCGGCCTACGCCGCGCGGGTATATGTGTGGCGATTGTACGGACTGACTTAACCACTTTTGAAAGGACTGACCATGAAGACCATGAAACGGAGGTACACACAGACTGAGCTGGTCAAGATACTACGGGCCCACGCAGAATGGCTAAGGGACCCCGATACGAACCAGCGCGCCGATCTGACCAATGCCGACCTTTCCGGTGCAGATCTGCGATGCGCCAACCTTGCCGATGCCAATCTGGCCAAGGCCGTGCTTTCCGGCGCCGATCTGGCCAAGGCCGTGCTTTCCGGCGCCGATCTGACCAATGCCGTGCTTTCCGGCGCCGACATGACCGGCTCCGATTTGACCGATGTCAACCTTTCTTACGCCAATTTGACCGATGTCAACCTTTCTTACGCCAAGTTGACCGATGTCAACCTTTCTTACGCCGATTTGACCGGATCGAATCTCGCAGGAACCGACCTTTCTTACGCCAATTTGACCGATGTCAACCTTTCTTACGCCGATTTGACCGGATCGAATCTCGCCGGATCGAATTTCGCCGATGCCGACATGACCGGAGTCAAGGGTATCGTTTCACGGGATGAAGCGATAAAAAATCTTGACCGAATACGTGAAATCGTGCTCAACGATACAGCTTCGCTAGACATGCGCCATTGTCACTGTGGCACCACGCATTGTCTGGCCGGACACGCACAGCTAAATGCGGGACTAGAAGAGAGCAAATATACTGCGCTGATCGATGGTTCGCGACTGATCTGGCCAGCGTCCCATATGTTTTACGCCACGAATGCGAGAGCGATCGCGTATCTGCAAAACCGCGAATATGCGGAACACTAACGGAGCCCGCCCCATGGAACGACAATACACCCAGACTGAGCTGGTCAAGATACTACGGGCCCACGCAAAATGGCTAAGGGACCCCGATACGAACCAGCGCGCCGACCTTTCCGGTGCGGATCTGCGATGCGCCCATTTGACCGGAGCGAATTTGACCGGAGCGAATTTGACCAGAGCGAATTTGACCGGAGCGAATTTGACCGGAGCGAATTTGACCAGAGCGAATTTCGCCGATGCCAATCTGACCAGTGCCGTGCTTTCCGGCGCCAATCTGACCAGTGCCGTGCTTTCCGGCGCCAATCTGACCAATGCCGTGCTTTCCGGCGCCAAGATGATCCATGCCGTGCTTTCCGGCGCCAAGATGATCCATGCCGTGCTTTCCGGCGCCAAGATGATCCATGCCTGTCTTGCCCGTGTCGATCTGACCAATGCCGTGCTTTACGGAGCCGTGCTTGCGAACGCCACCCTGCACCGCGCTGACCTTTCTGGCGCAAATTTGACCCATGCCTATCTTTCCGGCTCCGATTTGACCGACGCCAACCTTTCTTACGCCAATTTGACCGATGTCAACCTTTCTTACGCCAAGTTGACCGGTGCCGATCTTTCTTACGCCAATTTGACCGGATCGAATCTCGCCGGAGCGAATTTCGCCGATGCCGACATGACCGGAGTCAAGGGTATCGTTTCGCGCGAAGAAGCAATCACAAATCTCGACCAGATACGCGAAAGCGTCCTCAAAAATCCAGCGTCACTATACATGGACAGTTGCCACTGTGGCACCACGCATTGTCTGGCTGGCCACGCACAGATAAATGACGGACTAGAAGAGAACGAAGACACTACGCTGATCGATGGTTCGCGACTGATCTGGCCAGCGTCCCATATGTTTTACGCCGCAAATGCGAGAGCGATCGGGTATCTGAAAAATCGAGAATATGCGACAAATTAACGCAGCACACATGATCGGCCAACGCTGAGCATGTGTGCCTTGTCTCGATAGCCCACTTTAGAAAGGCCAAACCATGCCTGCTGCCCCTTAGCGCGAGACGATAATTACGGTGACGAGGCCGTAAAAGAAATGATCGAAGCCGTGAACACCACACAAAAGAAAGGCTAGCACCATGCACCTCTATCGAAAAGAACACAGTTCGCCGCCATATGATGCACACGCGAATTTGCAAAGCCGCACCAAGTACGCTGACCCCAGCGAGCGAAGTCTATTTAAGAATCGCATTTTGGCGACGAGCATTATCGCCAAGGGGTTATTTTTTGGTCTCGTTGAGTCATTGCCCAATCCCAGCGGACATGATGGGCGAATATTTCGCTTTCGCGTGTTGGATGTGTACGGCGAAGCCGTCACGCCTGAGAGCGAACCCGAATACAACAGCACACGCGACGCCGAAGAAGCCCTACACCAGTTCACAAAGACGCTCGACGCTAAAGAATATTATAACGTGTTGATGACCACACGCCTTAAAAATCTACGATTGGAACACGTTGATGATTTGGCGCTGATCGGACAAGCATTGTCTAATTGATTTGCTTTCTTTTGCTCCCTGGAGCATCGAGCATCGGACCACCCAAACGAAAGGCCCCTCATGCACGCTACCGTCAACTGCATTGAGCCTAAGCACCTCAACACCAAAACGCTCATAACTGAATTGACCTTTATCCGCGATATCGTCACGTTCGAATGGCCACAGTATCGGGAATTCAAACGCGCCAACGACCCAAATCGAACGCCAAAGGCAATTAACAAATACGTCGATTTGAATTACAACTTTAAGTCCGTCCACGAACACATCAATTTTTTCATGTGGCATTTCGGCTATTTGAAAAAACGATATTTTGCAATCCTAGCTGAGCTGATCAATCGTGATGAGGGGGCACCCCGCGCAACGCGATCAACAAGGACGCTCTTTGAACAAGCCGTTAGGGATGATGACCCCGAATTGCACAGATACTGGGTGCCCACCGAGGCTGATCGAAACGCGTGTTACCGCAATCTCTCATTAGAAATAGCACAACGAACCGAAGAGAAAAGGCACCCTTATGAAACACCCGAACAGCATCTGCACAGGATCAAAACGAGGGAGATCGTTGGGGGCAAAACGGCCCCCCTGTATAGCATGCACACGTATGAAGGGGCCCAGCAAAGACTAGAAAGCCTCAAAGCCGATGAGGACCGACGACACGCCGCACTAGCAGAACGCATGGTACCTGAGCGTAAGCCCAAATTGACTCTCGATGACGTCCAAAGCATCTGGGCCAGATTGATCAACCAACGTCCAGACCAGTGGACCTTTTTTGATTTGGCGAGTGTGTTGGACCAAACTGTGGGTGTCCAGACACCGCCCATTGGGCCGTGCCGGCCGAAGTGACACCTTCGGGTATGAGGCGTCGCTTCGCTCTCAACGAGGAGATGTTGTCAGTGTGACGGCATTCCGGCACGGCTACGTTTAAAGGGGTAAGCACCGATGAATACAGACACCCGCAAGCCGATGAGGCTCGGAGCCGCACTGGAACTAGCCAATCGACTGTTCATGATGACCGGTCAGGAATACTATATTGTGAGATCAAACGACGGAACGGGCTACATTCTGTTACCCGAACACGCCGTCGATATTTAAATAAGCAGGGTTAGCACCAATGGACTATGAAATCCAAAAGCAATTAGATCGGATCGAGCAAGAGACCGGGGCAGAAATCTTGTACGCCTGTGAGTCAGGGAGCCGTATGTGGGGCTTCGCGTCGACGGACAGTGACTACGATGTGAGGTTTATCTACGCGCACGCCAAAGCGAGATACCTCAGCGTCTCGCCGCCCAATGACAACATGAAAACAGCTATTGGCAACCTCGACATCGTCGGCTGGGACATCTACAAAGCTCTTCGGCTCGCTCGCAACAGCAACCCTTCGCTACTGGAATGGATGCGATCGCCGATTGTCTACCGGCAGCCGAGCCCGATTTTCAAAACCACCATGGCGGACATTATCGCCAATCAATGGTCTTTACGGTCGTGTGCTCATCACTATTTCAGCATGGCAAAAAAGAACTGGCACGGATACCTTTGCAAGACAGTGGCCCCCTGCCTCAAGAAGTATCTCTACTGTATTCGTCCATGTTTGTGCGCGATCCACATTCTTGAAACGAAGACCCTGCCGCCGATTTTGTTTGAAGATCTCTTAAATTCGACAACGGGTATCGAGGGGATACCAACGCCAACACGGACGGATATTTATGATCTGTTGGAAAGAAAGCGCAAGGGTGGAGAGGTTACAACGGGGCCACGAATCACGCGATTGGACGCTTTGATTGTCACCGCATTTGTAAGGGCTAGCCAAGTGTCGCTCGATCTCCCCCATCGGCGTGTAGGCGATGAGCTGTTGGACGCTTTACTCACGGAATTGCTTGAGGAGGATAGCACCGATGAATAGGCCACTTCTCGTCGCATTGGTGAGCGTCGGTTGCTTAGCCGCTACTGAGCCCACACCTGAATCCCCTTGGGCCGAAGAGTATCAACGATATGCTTTTTCTAGAGCGTTCCCGCACACAATGCTAACATGAAAGGTAGGTGATGTTCACGAAAACATTTTTTATCTCTCTTTTCTTTGTAACCGTCACGCTGATGTGACTCGACCCCTTGGCGCCGAAGTCGAGGATTTTTTGAAAGGTTAGAACCCATGACAAATAAGGAAACAGCTTTAGAGGTGTCGGCCCGCATTTTGTCGTCGTCTGCTGCCCCCAACAGAAATAAGGCAACCCGCAGCCGTATCATGGTTGATTAATTATAGGTCCCTTGAAGGGGCTGGATGCCTTCAAAGACGGATTTTGGCTTGCCCGGCGTCAAGAATTAGGCATTGACAAAACGTGTAAAACCTGGATTCCGCCGAGCCGAATTCTATACGGCGACAAAAGCCGCTAGCCTTCACTTGACAACCGTTTTCGTTGGCCATATAGTCTTTAAGCAGCATTAATTCCTACCCCCTAAGGAGCACCCATGTCACAAAACACACAAGCCGGATTTGGTTTCGCAGCGGCCAATGGTTTAGGGGTAGGCACGGTGCAAAACGAAAAAACATTTTTAAGCAAACTCAAGAAGCTGTATCGCCGAAAAGCCAAAACTTCGGCGGGGGCTTTTCTTCTCCACGCCACCTTGTGGGGGACAGGGATAACGGCTCTCTACTTCATCTACATAAAGTAGACGCACCCAACGACACGTCAGCAAGAATCGCAACGCTCCGGCACTTATTTTGTGGAGATTTTAAAATGAAACTTCGAAATGCGTTTTACGTCGTGGCGTGGTTGATGGTCTCCGTAAGCTGCATGGCGACCGAGCCAGTAGCCGGCCACCCCAAAGGCTCGCAAGTCAGCAAGGTCATTCCTTCGTCTCAAAGCTACACTGACACGACCGACAGCACGTCCCCCAAGACCCAACCGTCTTTACCCTCACCCCCGGTTATCGGCGGGGTCTTGGGGACGACTTTGGCGTTTGCCACCGGTGCGGGGTTGTGGCAGGGAAAGAAAAGCTGGCAAGTCGCAAAGCTGACCCGCCTAGCCGCCAACGCCGGCCAAATGCCAGATCACACAAAGGCGACCAATACAAAGGGCTAATAATGGCACCAAGCACCCCGATCGATTGGGCAAAATACACGTTAGACACGAAAGCGGTGGCAAAGCTCACGGGCTACAATATCCAATGGCTGCGGACACTCGCCCGAGATGGACGGATCCCCGCTAAGCGACGTGGGCGGGACTGGAGATTTTGCATCGAAGAGATCAATGAGCATTTTGAAATCCAGACAAAAGCCGCCGTCAATGAAGAAACCAGCTCCGCAACTTGACCTCGCTGCCCCGACATCGCACATAGCACGGCAGGCCATCAAGTTTGCCGCCGCCGGATTCAGTCTCATAACACTCAATGGGAAAGTTCCCACCCAACCGGGATGGCAAAAAACACCGCATCGGCCCTCGGACGAAGTACCCGAATGGCTCACCAAGCATGGCGACAATTACGGCGTCTGTCTTAGCCCCGAGCATTTGGTAATCGATGTCGACCCCCGCCGTTTCCAGAACAGTGAAAAACCGCTGTTAAGACTTCTGACCGAAGCGGGTATATCGCCGGAGAAGCTCAGTGAAATGGCTGCAATTGTGGTCACTGGCTCAGGCGGTCACCACATCTATCTGCGCCTGCCCAAAGGTATCCGTGTGCGCAATGAGGTCAAGGGCTACGACGGCTTAGAGTTCAAGTCACAGGGGCGGCAAGTCGTTGGGCCAGGAAGCATTCACCCAGACACTGGGAAAAAGTATAAATGGCACACAAAAGGGTGCCCGATTGCCAAAATCCAGATGGCCCCGCCCGCTCTCCTGGCGATCATCTCCAAACGGCCACAGGACGACCCGCAAGAGCCGTATGACGGCTTCAAGGACGATGACAAACACACCATTCTCCGCTATATCGAGACGCTCAAGGAGGCCCCTGGGACGGCTGGGGAGCATCGGGGCGATAACGCAACGTTTCAGATGGCAGCGGCGGGGTATAGCTTTGGCCTCAGCAGCAGCAAGGTGCACCAATTGCTGATGGAGCACTACAACCATAAGTGCGGGCCGGGCTGGTCATCAGCTGACATGATGACCAAAGTGCGCAACGCCTTCGAGTATGCGACAGGGCCCAAAGGGTCCGAACTGCCTGACCTGCATTACGATATTTTGGATGAAACCAGCACGGTCGTCTACACCCCAGCCAGCCGGACCGGTAGTCTCAAATGGCACTCCAATTCAAACGGCATAAAGAAACTCAATCTCCACAATACCGTCAATTTCTTTCTCGAACCGACCGGTAAACTTCTCAACACGCTTGGGCACAATGCGTTCGAGGGCTCCGACACAGTTTTGAAAACGTTGCCGTGGGATACGAAGAACGATTCGGTCCCTCGCCAGTGGACCGATACCGACACCGTTCGGTTGATGTGTTACCTTTCCAGCCGCCATAAATTTGATATTGGCCGAGCATCTACAGAAGCGGCGATCGTGGCATGCGCCAAAATGAATGAGTTCCATCCACTACGGGACTATCTCCGAGCTCTTACATGGGACAAGAAGCCTAGAATCAACCGGTTTCTAATTGACCATGGCGGGGCTGAGGACAACTTGTACGTTGAGGCGTGTTGCAAGTTGCTCATTCTACAGGCCGTTGAGAGGGGTCTGCATCCGGGCGCCAAGGCGGACTACGTTGTGGTGATGGAGTCCGGACAGGGTAAGGGTAAAACACGACTGCTTGAAACCCTTGGCGGAGACTGGTACGCGTCCATCCACTTGGATACAAAAAATAAAGACACGGTTGACGGCCTCCGTGGCAAGTGGTGGATCGAGATGGAAGAGATGGAGGTTACCCGGCGAGCCGAGGCGGATGCTCTGAAGGCGTTTATCTCCCGCCGAGTTGATCGCGTTCGCCCCGCTTATGGCAAAAAGACGGTGGACTTCTATCGAAGTTGCGTATTTTCTGGATCAGTCAACCCTAACGCTCTTGGCGAGTACCTTATCGACCCAACCGGAAACCGCCGCTTCCTTCCCATTAGGGTGGGCACCATCGACGTCGATGCCGTTGCCAAAATCCGAGATCAGTTGTTCGCCGAAGCAATCATCCGACTCGAAAGCGGCGAAAAGACTTGGATCGACGACCCCAAACTCGAAAAGCGAATCCTCGAAGAGCAAGCGTTGCGGCAGTCAACTGACCCCTGGCATGATTGGGTCGATTCCTATATTAAGGCTAACAAACCCGAAAAGATCAAAATCGACCATATGTGGTTCGGGATCTCGGGGCAAGGAGCAATGGGAAACTTGAGCGGATTGTCAAAGGTGTATCGGAACAGGATCGCTAACATTCTTCGGCATTGTGGCTATGAGGCAAAGAACAGGCGTGTTGATGGCATCCAAACTAAAGCGTATTTTTGGCCGATCGAGAAGAAGACAAGGAAACGGAAGGACCCCAATAGCATAGAGGATTTACTATCATGAACAAAGAACATATCGCAGCCGAATCGGGTGATGGGGATCGCGGTACAACGTTCCGAGGACTGGATTGCGAAGAGAAGATCCGAACCGTTATGGGCGACGACGGCGTGATTGAAACCCACATTGATGTCACAAAACGGAAAACGACGAAGAGATTTTTCGGAGGCACTGATTTCGGCGATGGCGGGGAGGTCGCTTAAAAAGTAATTTGAGCCGGTTGACAGGGACAACCGTTTACGATAGGATGCCTATATGAGAAACTTCACCATCCTCCAAACCTAAAATCAGCATACACCGAACACTAAACTAAAAAGCCCAACGAAGCACCGGCCATGGCATTGCAACTAGCACCATTTCAAGAGCAAGGAGCTCTATTCCTGTCACAACGTCGTGCGGCGTATCTCGCCGACGACATGGGGCTCGGTAAAACCATTCAGGCGATAAGGGCTTGCCGCCTCGTCGGTGCCCAGAAGGTACTCGTCGTTTGCCCCGCATCGGTCAAATACAATTGGGCTTCTGAAATCCTCCAATGGACTGGCGGGTCGGTTAGCTCTAAGGTCATTGAGGGCATAAACCCCAGCCAGCTCCTATTCGCTGTAGACTTCGACCGCCCGATGGTGTTCATAGTCAATTACGACCTCTTGCGGTATCCGATCCCCTACAAATGTTTGACCTCAACCATTTTCGACGTCGGCATTTTCGACGAAGCGGATAACTTTCAAGGCCGAAAGTCAAAACGAACAAGGGCGGGGTTGGGGAAGAACGGCGTTGCGGCCCATTGTAAAAGAATGTGGTTCATGAGCGGGACACCCGTGCAAAGCCGCCCTCGTGACCTCTACCCCATCCTACGAACAGCGGCCCCCGAGGTTATCGAACCGTACCTCACCTATGACCAGTACGCTAAGCATTTTTGTAACGCTTACTGGGACGGGATTCAGTTGGTTGATACTGGGTCATCCAACGAAGAAGAGCTAAACACCCGGCTCTATAAAAATTTTATGCTTCGGAGAACCAAAGATGAAGTTTTGCCCGACCTACCAGAAAAGCGGTACACCGTACTCTCAATGCCTGCCCTGAACGTCGAGGTCGAGAACATGATCGCTAAGGAATTTACTTTCGCCAAGACGGACGCGACGCGATGTGCAACCGAGGATATGGATCTCGAAATGTCAGGCGGGGCCGGGATTGCGATACTCCGCCACCAATTAGCGTTGAGCAAAATGATGGTTGCCCTTCAGCTAATTGAAGCGAGGGCAAAAAAGTTTAAGAAGTTGGTAGTCGCGGGGTATCACCGAGACGTGATGCAGCTTCTTTGGGCTCGACTTCAAGGGTTTAATCCCGCTGTTGTGCGTGGAGGCATGACGGCGAAACAGAAACACAAGAACGTAATTCGGTTTAAAGATGACCCCAGTTGTAGGATTTTCCTTGCCCAAATCACCGCTGCGGGTATTGGTATCAACTTAACAGCGGCGTCGAACATGTTTCTTGTTGAAAGCAGTTGGGTGCCGAGCGAAGTGGACCAACTAGTCGACCGAATACACCGCATGCTACAGAAAAACGAATGTCATATTGAATTTTTAGTTTACCGCCAAAGCGTTGAGGAAAATATGCTCCGCACTGTGATCGATAAAAAACAAACCATTAAAGCGATAGTTGAAGATCAGCTATTTTCAATCCCAACCGCCAACTAGAAAGGCCATCAAAATGAGTATTGAAGAACACCTCGCATCAGCAGCCGTATCGTTAGAAAAGATCGTAGGGCTATTGCAAAACCCTAGGCAGGGCATCGACGTCGGTCCAGAAGTGGTGAACACAACCTCCCCGAATCCAGAAATGGGGGAGTATGAGGTCACCGCCGCCCCCGTGGCCAAAAAGCGTCGAAGCAAACGGAAATCAAAATCAGACGCCGAAAAAGTAACCGATTTTGATCAAGCTCAAACAGCCGCCGACCCTACTGCACCGACGCCAATGCCCAATAGTGATGACTTACCGGGCGCACCAATTGGACACGACCCACTCCTGGACCCTGAGCCTGAGGCATTGCCGGTTGCGACTCTGGAACAAATCTCCGCGTCGCTGCGAGAGCTTGCGTCCATAAAAGGCCGTCCGGCTATCATCGCGTTGCTGGCTCAGCACAATGCCACCAAGCTCAATGAGATCTTGCCTGAAGACTTCGGCGTCATCCACAACGAGATCCAAACTTTACTTCGCAGTGCTCAATAATGGCTGAACAACACGTAGAGAAGAAGCACTCAAAGCTAGGGGCATCGACGTGTAGTCGGTGGTGGGCTTGCCCCGGTTCCGTCCGCTTGGCCGAGCCTATTCCGCGTGCCCCGTCCAGCAAATACGCTGATCGAGGCACTGCGGCGCACTGGGTGATCGAAAAGTGTCTCGCCAATGATTACGACCCTGCGGAGTACATCGGCGAGACCTATGAGACCGACGACAACGTAATCACCATCAACGAAGAAGACACGGATGCCGTTCAAGAATTCTTAAACGTCGTGAACCAAATCGATGAGGACGAATTTGGGGAGGACCGGACTCTTCATATCGAAGTCAAGTTTAATCTGAAGACGATACACCCGACCCTTTTCGGAACGGCAGACGTCGTGATGTACGACCCCGATTGCAAAAAGCTAGTGGTTATTGATTACAAGCACGGTGCCGGTGTGCCTGTCAGCGTCGAGCACAACAAACAACTCATGTATTACGCCTTGGGGGCGATCTCGTTTGCTAATGATCACGAGAAACTTGATCTACTGGACATTGTGGGCTTTGGCCAAATGTTTAGGCAAGTTGAGCTGATCGTCGTGCAGCCGAGATGTAAGCATGGCGGCGACACGGTGAAGCGATGGATCGTACCGTCTCACGTCCTTCAACAGTTCGCCGATGAACTGAAACCGAGAGCTAGGTCCACGGAGGACCCCTTAGCGATACTCCATACCGGTGATCACTGCCGCTGGTGTCCAGTCAACGACAACGCACAAGGCTACGAGTGCCCGGAGCATCGTCGCGTTGCCAATCAGACAATGGGGACGGACTTCGCCATCGTCCAATCGGCGACGCTCGTGCTACCCGAAGTGATCCAATTGAGTACCGCTGATCGTTCTCGAATTTATAAAATGAAGACGGTCATAGACGCTTGGTTCAAGGGGATTGGTGCGAGCCTGCAAGCTGACCTCTTAAACGGTCAAGATGTGATCGACTTCAAATTAGTTCGGACTTCACCCCATCGCAAATGGACTGACCCCGGCCACGTATGGGAGACTTTAAAGCAAAGTTTTCTCGTCGAAGATTTTACAAAACTCAATTCGCCATCACAGATTGAAAACCTGGCTAAAGAACAAGGAGTAAGTATCGACGTCGCCAGTCTGTGTCACAAGCCTCAGGGCGTGCCCGTTATGGCACCTGAGCAGGATCGTCGCAAAGCGATGATCGATTCATGCAAAGACGACTATGACAACCTCCTAACGGAAGACGACTACAATGAATGAAAAACCTAAAAAACGCTACAAGACTCCACGGTATCGCGTCTCATTTCCTCAACTCGTAACAGCCGTCCCTTACAAAGACGGCAAGCCCAAATTTGAAGTGACAATGCTGTTTAGCATTTCGGATCTGAAGGCTGACCCCGAACAGTTGGCCCTCTTTAACGCAATTCGAGAAGCAATCGTAGAAGCAATTAAAGGGGAATGGGGTGACCATCCGCCGCGTGGTCTGAAGCTCCCTATGCGTAAGGGTGTCGAAAAGGACCATATCGCGGGCTACACGGCGGATATTGTATTCGCCGCAACACGGACGACCCGGCGCCCAGGTGTTGTGTATCACGATCCAAAAGTGGCTGTTAACCCCGCCACCATTGTGGCCGGTGACTACGCCCACTCAATGATTGACGTTTACGCGTGGAGGAATCGCGAAAAACACTCCAACGGCGTCAGCCTTGGTCTGGTGAGCATTCAGAAACTATCGGACGGTGAGCCTTTCGCCGCCGCGTCAAAACCAGAAGACGACTATGACACCATTCAACCCGTCGAAGGTGACTTTGAGAGGTGGACGACTAGTGAGCCGATAGCCACCGTCGAAACCCCACAGTCAGTCGGCCAAGAGCACGAACCCGGTGGTCCCGAGTCGCCAATGGGCAACCAGTCACAGGGTCTCGATGACCTTCTTAACTAACCAATGATCACCATTGACTTCGAAACTCGATCGGAGCTCGATCTACCAAAAGCAGGGGCTTGGAAATACTCATTGCATCAGTCGACCAAGCCCCTTTGCATGGCGTGGGCACTCGATGAGGGGGCCGTGGACCTTTGGCTCCCCTTCGAGCCCGTGCCGATCACGATCATCGCAGCAGCGGCAACGGGGCAACTGTTCGAAGCCCACAATGCCTTCTTTGAATATTGTATTTGGCTTCATATCATGATGCCTCAATACGATTTCCCCCCAATCAAAACTGAAAACTGGCGGTGCAGTCAAGCGAAAACACTTATGCACGCCGTACCTGCCGCTCTTGCCAAAGCGTGTAAGGCTCTGCACCTTCCGATTCAAAAAGATGAAATCGGCAAACGGGCGATGATGAAACTCGCCAAACCTCGCAAGCCCACCAAACACAATAAAGACAAATGGCATGACGACCCCACCGACTACCACACAATGTACGACTACTGCCAAGACGACGTTCGGGCTGAACGGTGCCTCTCTAATCAGTACCCACCTATCGCACCAGATGAAATTAAGGTTTGGCAACTCGATCAGAAAATTAACAAGCGGGGCATTCATGTTGACATGCAATGCGTTAAGGCGGCACTGCGGATCTGTGATCAGATCAAAAAGGAGAACAACTCTCGGCTGTTCGAAATCACGGGCGGTGCGATCAAAACGACGGGACAGATAAAAGTCATCGGCGAATGGCTGGCGAAGCGTCACATAGTTACGGATTCCCTCGCCAAAGATGTCATCCAATCTTTGCTCAATGTCCACGTATCCGTGAAACGAGACCCCGTTGCCCGTGAGGTTTTACAGCTTCGCCTTGCCACTGCCAAGACCTCCACATCAAAATACAAAGCCATCGTCGCCGCTGTTGCTGATGACAATCGAATACGGGGCCTGTTCAAATACTACGGAGCCTTTACTGGTCGCTGGGCCGCGAAACTGGTTCAGCCTCAGAACATGCCCCGTAACACCTACAAAGGGAACTTCGAGCACTACTACAAAATTTTAGCTCAAGACGACTCCGAGCTATTCAAGCTCCTGTACCCCAACTCGATGGCAATGCTGAGTTCTTGCATTCGTGGCGTGCTCACACCGGGTCCGGGCAAGACGTTTTACGGTGGCGACTTTAGCCAGATCGAGCCGCGTATGGCGTGTTGGCTCGCTGGCGACAACGCTGCTCTCGAAGAGTATCGAAAAGGTGTCGACCGCTACGTCCAGATTGCTCGGCAGGTTTACAACAAGCGGGACATCAATGAAGCAGAGCGGCAGATGGGCAAGACCATCGACATTGGGTGCGTGTACGGGCTTGGGTGGGAAGGGCTAAAGGCGACATGCTTACGCCAAGCCGGGATCGTTGTTACAGAAACATTTGCACGAGACGCAGTATCGACCTATCGTGAATCACGATGGCTGATCAAAGCATTTTGGAAAACACAACTCGAAGCTGCGATGATGGCTATCCGGACTGGTAACCGAATCGTCGCAGGGACTCGCAAGATCCAATGGAAGGCTATCAACAAGCATCTGTACTGCCAGATCCCGTCCGGTCGGCGAATCTGTTACCCGTTCGTCAGCGTTAAACCGGCGATGACACCTTGGGGTAAATGGCAAGACACAATCCATTACGGGACCGTTGACTCACAGACCAATCAATGGGTGGAGACCACAACACATGGCGGAAAAATCCTCGAAAATATTGACCAAGCGTTGTCTAGAGATACACTCGTCGCGGCCATGTTCGCCGTCGAGGGTCAAGGCTACGAGATCGTTTTACATGCACATGACGAGCTTCTCTGTGAAAAGGACTCTGGAGATCCTGAAGAGCTTAGGCTCCTGATGCAAGTCAACCTTAGTTGGGCACCGACTCTGCCGATTTTGGTGAAGTCGTGGTCCGGAAAGCGGTATTTAAAATGAGTCTCCGGCCCCCTCATCCTTACGAGAAAATGGCCGCGAGAATCGGCAAGTTACTCGTAACAAAAAACGAAGCATACGGCGATTCATTCAGGCAGTCCGGCAAATTCCTTGAGATGTTGTACCCGAACGGAATCTCTCACAGCCAAATGGCCGACGCTCTGTGCATGATCCGAATCATCGATAAGCTTTTCCGAATTGCCACTGACAAACACGCCCTGGGCGAAGACCCTTTCCAGGATATCGCCGGGTATGGAATTCTCGGATCCGCCCACAACATGGACCTCGAACCAAATGGGAAAAACCAACAGCAAGACAATGCAGCGATCCCTGAAACTTCTCCGAGGCAGAGGGGCGTACCCATACAAATCTGAGAGCTACAACGCCTTTACTCACATGTCCAGCGATCTGTACGGCTGGATTGACCTCACCGCTCTTGAGCCCGGCGTAACGGGTGTGCTTGGTGTTCAGACTACCACGGGTACGCACATTCAAGCTCGTATCCGTAAAGCTGAAAAGCTCAGGGGGTACCGTATGTGGTTGGCTCAAGGCAACGACGCCGAGTTTCATGGGTGGCGAAAAATCAAAGCGGGTCGAGCCGTTGCCACCTGGCAACCCACTATCATTCGAGTCACCATGAAAGACCTCTTTAGTTGAGGGGCGGGGTGTCTCGATGCCGAGTCGCCATGTAGACCTCGACAGCGACCACCTTCGCCCCAAGGGCCTGCCCCTCTAGCTTGGTGTACATGGTCTTCTCAATTAAGGTTTCAATTAATCGGATACTTGAGAGATTCTTTTCGGCGGTTTCGCTAGCCTGTGTGGTCGCATTCCGCATGTCATGCACACCCACAGCGATCATGCTCTGTAACACCACAATCAGGCCGTAAGAAATACTTTTCCACACGTTGGGTTTTGGAGGGCTCTTGGGCATGGTCTGGGTCTCCAGCGATATCCCTATCCAATAAACCCCCACGGAAACGTATCTAATGGGTATAATACCACATGCCTTACTGATGGCCGCCGAAAAATTAACTAAATGACCTTTAATTCAAGCCTTCGGACCAAAAACCATAAGGGTATTTTTACAGGGGTTCCAGTAATGGCAACAGGCGACACGCTCATTCGATTCAACACTTACATCGACACCCTCGGCCTTTCCGCTAGGGCCACTGCGGACGTGAAAACAGCCGGGGAGGGGCTCTACAGAGAGGCCATGACGGAGCATACCGAACACCTGGACCGTCACCTGGATCGAGTGATCGCGGATAACCCAGGCAGCGCAGACGTTATCCGACGCTCGAACGACATGAAGGCGGTGAACGCCACCGTCCGAGGCGAAGAGGGCGGCACGAGCCAAATCGCCGCTGGCGTTGAGGGTTAGAAATGGCAGATATTCTCGTCAATGCTGACGTCCGCAACGATAGCCATCGTGTGGGTAAACGTCACGAAGTATGGACAACCCCAAATATTGGATACATCTTTTTTACTGACGGCACTGGGCAGGATCTCGAATACGTTAAGACGATAGACGCCGGGCTAACCTGGACCGCTACACCGATCGCCATAGCAGTTGGGCTCGTTCTTTCTTTCGATGTCTGGTTCGACAAATGGACACCACTAGACACTGGGACCAAAATCCACATTATCTACATTGAGGCGGACGGCCTAGATTGGGCCTATAAAAGCCTGAATGTATCCGGGGACACCCTATCGGCGGCTGTAGTTCTCACCAGCCCCACCGACATGGGCCTGACGACGAGCCTCGCTAAACAACAAACAACGATCACGAAGACACGGGGCGGAAACTTGCTCGCCCAGTATTGGGACAACGAGACGACCTACGAGAGCTTCTTCTATCGATCGACCGATGGCGGGACCTCCTTCGGGGCTCGTGCAACAGGCATGGACGCGAACGGCATCGATCATATTCTTCTGTTCCCCGCCAACCTCCTGGACGCCAATGACGCATGGATGTTGTATTGGGATAAATCCGCCAACGAGATCAGCCTCAAAACGTATGACAACTCGGGCGATGTGTGGACCGAAGGCAGCATCGCGACCAGCATGGTCGAAGACAACTCTTCGTACCTCCAAATGGACGGTGCCATTCGGCATACAGACGGTCACCTAATCGTTGTGGCGTGGTCAGAAGTGGACACCGCAACGGCTGATCTCCGATGCTATGACGTTACGAACGAATCGACCGTCACAGCAAAGACAAACATCCTGACCGATACGATCGAAGCCGCCCAGTGTAGTATCCTGATCAACCAACGAAATGATGACATCTACGTGGCCTACATAAAGGGTACGGCGTGGTTGTCGTTGGTGGGAATTCACTACAAACTCTCGACAGATGGTGGGACTATTTGGGGTACAGAAACTGCGGTCTCAGTTGATACCGAAGACGACCATAGAGGTGTCGCGGCGGGTCAGTCTGTAGGCGATGACGGTGGGCGGTTTATGCCGGTGTGGTTCAACGATGACCTCAACGACCTTCTAGTGAATAGCACTAACAGCGTTGAGATAGCGGCGGCGCCAAGCGGGGGACCCGGCCCAGGGGGTTCACTTATCGGATCACACATCGGACCACAACTCGGACCCAAATTAGGTTAACCCGAGCATGACAATCCCCACCATCACCAACGGTGAAATCATAAGCGGTGGCAGATTCTTTGTCATCGAAAGCGACATGGTCTTACCGGCTGTCCCGACCGTTGCAAACACGGGCTCCAAGATGCCGGTCTTCGTCGCCAGCGGCGGAGCTGTGACCGTCGCTACCGATGGCGTCTCAGGCGGGTACATCGTTTGGCAAGTTGGCTCTCGGGTTTGTTACGGGCTGTCGAGGGTGGTCGGCATCAGCGAAGACGTTGACGTGACAATTGCCGCCGCCGCCTTGACGCACATCGGCGACAACAGCCCGAGCTATTCCAAGACCGCAATCACCATTCGGAACGCCCAGCCATTTGCCAACTTGAGCGATACCGATCCGGGGTCCGCCAGATGGGGTACCGTCACAGAATGGCACCAGTACTGGGTGCCCTTTAATGTCCTAGCCGACTTAACCATGTCGACCGAAGGGTCTACCGTGGTTGGGGGCTACTGGGACACTAGCGGGTTCCCGAAGGGTTCGTCCGGTGTTGAAAGCACCATCTTAATCAACGGTTCGCAGGCGGGCAGAACCTCATTAGGCACGCTGCGTCTGGCGTGGCAAGGTGGGGCCGCTATCGATTCGAGTTCCGCGTCCTTTTACACTGCTTCCGGCACATCGGGATCGGTCCAGACAAGCGGCAACTGGTTCTACGTGGATGTCGACACCTCGACGGCGACAGGGACCATTGGGGTCAAGACCAATAAGTACAACGCGAACGGATTCACTGATCTGCGGGTCTTCAATTTAGACGACGTACACGCGACGAATCCCTACGAGACAAAAAATATTTGGTCCACTAAATTTGCGACCACCTACGCAAGCATGGGTGTGCACCGATTCATGGCTGGCATGAATAAGGACAACGTGCACGGTTTGGGAAACGTGGCCAAGGCATCGGACTCGGTCTACACAAGACTGGGTAAAGCTCAATTCAACGGCGTGTCAGTTCCGGAAGTGATCTCCCTGAAGCGGGTAACTGATCTCAGCAATTGGGGCAAGGCCGTCAACGATAAAAGCGAAACGATCCTTGAGTGCGTCACCGATATCGCTCACGGGCAATCCACAGGCGACACACTCAAAAATGACATCACTTACAAGCTCGGCGAACCAACCGGTGTGACAACTGCGATAACTGATGTCGGCGTCATCTACGTGGTCAACACGACGACGTTCCAGATTCTCGTCAACGGCACGCCAACGGTTTCAACCACAAGCCAAACGCTAGACACCGCCTCACCCTTACTCCCCGGTCTGCCACCCATGCACCCCGAGGATGCTGTCGAAATCTGTAACGGTGTAGGTATCCGCTGCTGGTACTGCATCCCGCCTCATTGGTCGGATGCGGATATCGATGCGGTTGGCGACGCCTTGACCGCAGCGACCCAACCCGTCTATATCGAGATTTCAAACGAAGCCTGGAACGGATCATTTTCCCAACTGGATTATTTCGGAATGGTACAAGCTGCAAATGTAGAGCTGACCACCGAACGGGACGGCTACGCCTTTGAGGCCAACCGGGTCTTCGTTCGCATCCGAGCTAGGTTTGCATTGGCGGGCAAAGAGACCGACGCAATCAGGGTTCTAGGTGGCCAAGCCGCTGCGCAAGGGGTCGGCGATAGCCTGGTCGCTATATCCATTACCGAAGGCTACGTGTTTGATGCATACGCGGTGGCACCATACCAGCACTTTGACGATCGGTTTAATAATACGGATCAGTACATCGGACTAACAGATGGGACAAATGTATTTTCCGAGGATACAGACACTTGGGTAGAGGCTGAGCTGACCGGTGCAGACGTTGCATCATTCTCCGACTGGTACGCTCAAGACAGTTTCATCCTGACGACCGGTGATATCTACGCCGCCAGAGATCTGGTTGACAACAACCCCGCCATCTTCGTTTTGGGTCACCTTTACGCTTACGAATCTGGGTACGAGAAGGTCACCAAAGGCGATACGACCGGCTTGCAGGCCCTATCGACAGCCGCATTGGTGCACGATTGGATGGCCTGGGCGACCCTAAGCACCTATCAACAAATGCGAGATGTGCCGTTTGAAGTGATCTGCTGGTTCGATATAGCCAGAGTGGATAACGCCAGCGACGGTTTCGCGTTTGGTATTTACCATGACCAGACGCTCACGCCGCACGCCAAAGGGCAAGCGTTCCTAGATATGGCTACCCCTGCTGGAGGATCTCCGCCGCCAGCAGGCTCGATCTCCAGCGGCTCACTTGGCCCACAAATCGGCCCAAAAATCGGTTAATACAGAAAAACGATATCGTTCGCATCAGGGGCGGTGGATCCCGTGTTGTGACGAGCACCTGTCGCCCGGACCGGGATTACCGATCCGACTACCGCCCCGAGGAACGTAATCCACGCACCGCCAACGTGGAAGGCGTAGCTATCGCCCGACCCAATGTAAACGGCCTTACAGGGGGTGTGCGTGGTGATGTTGTCCGTGATGCTGATGGCGTTGTCGGCACCCGTAGTCTGTTTAAAGCCTGATGCGGCGTCGGCTGGTTCTACCATTAGACTATCCCTTTAACAAATGACACGATGTCGTATTTTCCATCTGCTTGATTATAGTACGCTGTGAGGTAATCCGTTGTATTGATGGCCGTCGAGAGCACAATGCTCACCCCCACGTCCGACGCGATCCGGAAGGCACCCCCCAGCGTCAAGAGCCGAGACCCGACCCCGTCTTGCTTGATCCGCCAAACAACTCGCTGCGAGAATCCCGAAAGGGGAGGCTCAGTCGGATTTGATAGAGTGAAGTCGTCAGCAGCGGCAACATCAAACAAGGAGCCGACCGATAAATCAGTGGCGACCGCACCGCCCACAACGGCTAACGCTGTGGCTTGCTTGAGCCGTTCCGCCTTATCAATAAGGTCATTCAAGTATATAGAGACGATCGCCAACTTGTCGGCGGAGTTCTCAAGCTGCTGCTCGCTAACACCTCCAACAACAGGGTAGTTCGTCTCCTGTTTAAGATCCGGAATTCGCTCCCGCAATAAGGACTCTGTAGCCCCAGGGGCCACTACCATCGTTACGTTGCCGCCGTCAGTTGTGGCGTTAATCGAAACGGAGTAGTTAGTCGGATTGACTAAAAGCGTTTTGTCGCCGTCCGCGTTAACCAAATTCACAACCATCTGGGAGCTGTTTTGGATTTTAAAGGGGTAGCTAAAAATCAGAACAGCCCCGTCCCCGTCGGTCTGAATAGAGTTATCGGTATTCGTGACTGTCATTGATTAGTCCTCATCGAGTCGTTTGTCGACAATATACGGTGACCAGCCCAAGCTCTTCAAAACGCCTCGCTTCACCTCACCGTCTCCGATGTCTTCGTATCCTTCGTAAATGCTATTCACTTGTTTCGCGGGCACACCGCCCAGTTGCCCGGCGCTCTCAATGATACGCTTCCAGCCCTTCATAAGCTTCTCGGTGTCGGCATCCCCTGACCCGGCCAAGACATCAAAGACGCCTCGCCAAATCTGATTTGACACCGCAAAGATCGGGTGCTCACTTTCCAAGAACCGGAACCGCTCATCGGAGTCGACGATCGCATGGGCTAAGGCTTGGGCGGCGGTGTCGATCACATCCCGAAGTATAAATATACCATTAAGTGCCCCCGTAATGGCTGCTCGGAGCTGATCCTCGTTGTCCCACTCGCCAAAATTCGCAATTAGTTGGATCACCTGAGGGATGATGATATGGGTTACCGCAATTTCACGACCAAACTCTCGGGCGGTGAGGCGACCCCGAACCAAGTTCCGAATGGTGGAAACCTCAGATCGCAAGAACTGATTCTGGGCGGACGTAAACATTGTAAATACGGTGGCGAAGGGCCCGCCCCGTTGAAGGTCAGACAACTGGGATAGGTCAGCGGATTGTTGCGTGTTGGCTACGAACCTTTCGAACTTTTTCGTTGCTTCCTTCTTGGAGAGTCCCGCCCGAATAGCTTGATCGTAAACAGGGTAGCCCCCCAAAACAACCCCACCAAGATCTCCCATGTGAGTAGGAAGCATGATGAAATTGGATATCGTTTGCTTCGCCCCGAATCGTTTGAGCTGGTTTTGGTTTTGGACATCGTTGAGGTCCCTTGTGTTGCGACCACGTCGGGTACGAAGTAGGTCAGATAACTCAGTCAACTCCGCCAACTCTTTGCGGGGGTTCAAGCCCAATTTTACCCAACTCTGAACCATCTCGATCGGCCCCACTTCGCCTAGGGCGGCGAACATGGACCCCATTTGGACGACCAGTTGTTTGGGCTTAGCGGCCAACGTGGCAACCGTGAAGTTGTTTTTAAACGTCCGCACCCACCCGTCGTATGCCTCCGCTCGCGTTCGAGAGTTTCGAGTGAAATCCAAAATGAATTTATCAATGGTCTTTGATGTCCCCAGCCCAAACCGATCAATAATAATCGCCCTGTTCTTACGGTCACCAAATACTGCGTTAATGTCTTTGAGCTTGGTATGCCAATGCAACCAATGGACCATAGTTGTTATATGGTGGCTCATCGCGTCGAGATCGCTCTGAACCCTCATCGGTCGGAAGTTTCGGACTCGTGTTTTCAGGAATGAAGACGAAATCGATCGACGATACCCTTGATCCTCGTGGAAGGACTCGACCGGATTCTTACTGACCCCACGGCTCGTCGGACTGTATACCTCATTGAAGGGAAGGTTCGCCCCAAAACTCTCTCTGTATAGCTTGTTAATCGGGATGTACAGACCCCGATAAAGAGGAAACTGAGCACGAGCAAAGTTCTTGTCCGCCACTGTTAGAAAGTCGTTAAAAAGTGCATCTTGTATCGCAGGCGTGAACCCTTTAATGTCGACGACCCCCTTGACGTACCCACCTCTCGCGGACTCAAGCGACTCCCGCAACTTAGGGTCTTGGAACTCCATCCATATTTTGCGAACCTCAGCTCGGGAGAAGTTTAGCGCAACGGTATTTCCCGCAACGTCCACAAACTCACCGTGGTTGATAACCCTCTGGTCATCGAGCATTTTACGAAACGCTTTCTTCTGACTGTCCACGCCGTATATCTGCTGAACGACCGAGGTAAACCGACGCATAATCCGATCAACGTCACCCTTCTCCTTTTGCTCAAGGGGGCCGACGTCCGTGTATGTAGACAAGAAGCTCTCAAATTGCTTGCTACCCCTATCGAATTGCGATAGCGTGTCCATCAAATGGGTCCATCCGGTGATGGTCTTACCAAATGCCCGCCCCCATTGCTGGATGCTTTGAATGGCCTGAGGAAGTGGCTTCGCTGTCGGATCAATCGGAGTGTCGCCAATGAGCGAAGTCCGAGCGTTTGCTACAGCCTCAGCCCGAAGAGCCGTTTCGGCGGCTCGGGTACTAAGGGCTTCGAGCCGTCCTTCCGAAATCAAAAGGTTCAGTCCGTTTTCAATCCGAAGCAACTCAGCGACACTGTTCTCCCTGAGACCGGACATCATGTTGATCAAATCATTTTGGGTCGATAGCTCATCGGACAACTCGCCCTCCGGCCCAATCTTGGCCAAGTTTTCAGCAATGGCTTGCCGCCCCTTAGCGGGAGTCAGCTTCGACGCCGCTGATATTTGATCGAGGCGAGTTTGCACATCAGGCGGAAGTTTGCCCTTACGCTTACCGTCCAGGGCTTTGCGTATAGTGCCCAATACCTGCCGTTTGGCACGCTTCTGGTTCGCAGTGTCTATTCGCTTGACGATCCCCGGCAAAGCCGTCTCAAGCGACGCCTGACTGTTTATCCGGCGGATTGAGCTGATAAACTTCCCCCGCTCTTCAAGCGGCAAGTTTTTATTGATCAAATCAGCCAAAACGCCCTGGGCAGCTCGTATCTCCTGGCGGGTCAGCTTGACGCCAGCTTGGACCTTTCGGGAAATTGCACCCATAGCTTTTGACGCGGTGGTGAGTATGGAGGCTCGCTTCCGTACTGGCACACGATCAGTGACGATCGAAACCACTTCAGCATCCAACTTATCGGATCGACGAATTAGGGCCTCAGTCTTTGCATCAACCTTTTCCGTCGACTTGTCCTCCGCTTCGAGCTGTTCCTTTTCCGCCGCCAGCCGTTCGATTTGACCGGCGATAGTGCTTTGCTCTTGATTTATTTTCTCAACACGCCCCTCTACAACCACTTGGTCAGAAGCGGTGAAAACCGATGCGGCAGTTGGAGTTTTTCCTCCGGGCTGTGAAGTAGCCACAGGAGCGGGTGTACCTTTGGGCGACCTTGCTTTCTTGGTCGTCTTGATAGACTCGGCAAGGTGGCGTTTTTGGGCAGCAGCGATTTCGTCGGGGGTGGGGCCGATCTCACTAGTAGCATTGACTTCCCCTTCTGGAAAGACAATCTGACTAATCTCGGCGTCAGATAGCTCCCGTGTAGGGGCGTCCGCTGCTTGGTCACTATCGAGTCGCCGTTTGGCGATCAAGTTAGCCCCCGCCATCGTCGTAAGCCGTACCCCCGCAGGCAACGCGGTGATGCCCGCTTCGACCAATAACTCCTCCCCATTTGGGAGCGACGCCACCATTCGATCGATCATGCTCTCAGGGTTTTCGGCTCCGAAATCTTCGATCCCGGTAACAGCTCGCAGCAAGTCGCCGATACGCTCTTCACCCAGTTCTTCCACGAAGCCGTTCCATCCGGATTTTGTCCAAAGCTCAACACCCCTTTTCGCCAAATCTGACTTTTCAAATGTCTTCTCCATCGTCCGCTGAAGACCGTGATATCCAGGGATCAACCGGGTCAATTTACTGACCGCCGCTCCGGTCTCTTCGCTGAACATTTCGATAAACGTGTCGCCAACACCTTTAAGAAGACTGACAACCGGCTTCTCTGTGGCCTCTTTCCGAACCCGCACACCTGCATCCGTTAAAAAGAAACTGGAGTCAAGCTGCCGCTTCATGGCGGTCTCGGCAGTGAACTGAGGGAGGACAGCGGTTCGAACGGCGGCCCCTGCCGCGACGCCAATGGTCGACGTAACCACACCACCCATGCGTTGCCCCAATGCTTTCGCCAAGCCCGCCCCGACGACTTGTTTCGCACCCTCTTTGCCCGCTGCTGCAAGGCCCCCTGTCAACAAAAACGAAACCATGAATTCCGGAAGCTCTAAGGCACCAGCGGCAATTTTCCCACCAATCGTTACGCCTCGGACCTGTTCTTCCTGCTTTTGCCGCAGGTACTGATTGACGATGTTAAAGTCCGACTCCCGAGCAAAGAACGATCGATTATTAACAGATGCCTCAGGGCCAGCGGCTGCCCGCGTTGCGGGTAAAACAAAACCCGGAAAGGTGAGCCCCTCCGACGTACCCCGAGCGATTCGATCCTGTTCGTCAATTCGAGCCGCGTCAGCTTGGACCCGCTTAACCGCAGCGAACACACGGGCGGTACTAACCAATCCCGCCAACGGGACAACGTTTAGCCCATTACGGGCGGTATTCTCAAACGCCCCAATCTTGGGCTGACCTCGGAGATTTGCTGTCTCTTGATCCGAGAGACCAAACCCGGTGAGACCAGTGAACTCGGTCGCCGACATCGGGAAAGGTATAAAGCCCTGACTGTCTCGCGTCCCCAAAACTTTCGGGACACGATCAACTGTTTGTAGAGCGGCGTCGTCACTGGCCGCTTGCACAGCGGGACCAGTTCCGATTTCGGCTTCTTGCACATCATTATTTCGGCTTACTATCGCCATTGAGGGCCTTTTGAACTGGAGCCGACAAGTCGTCGTTGAGAATCGCTTCACCGTTCGGATAAAACCCGACCACGCGGACAAACCCGAAATTCGGATGCTGTGTTATTTGCCCTAATTCGAGTAGAGCTTTGTCTGATTCGACGGAAAGTAGGAAGTCATCTCGAATCTTGGCCGCCAATATATGTGATTCCTGAACACTGAGCCGCGAACCTTTCTGTCGTTCCATTTCCCCGATACGTTGCATGAACAGGGTCGACATCGCTGCCTTCGCTTGGGCGATCTCTTGGGGTGTCTCAAGCCATCGCTCAGGGGCACCGACCGCTCCAGTGAACCGGTCGATAGGACTAAACCACGCGCTGGCCCCCGCAACGAGCTTACTGTTTAGGTCAGTGACCATGGCCGCAATGTCCTCATTGAACGCGGGTGTAATCATCGACAACAAGTTCCTGCCGTCAGCCGATGTAACGTCCCCGTTGGCATGGGCATCAAGGATGCGTTTGCGAATCAGCCCAATTTCCCCGAGTGTGACCTCTTCGCCTTTGATCACTCGTTTCCCACGCTTCTTTTCAAATGGTAGAAACGAGATAGCAGCCGTTAAGGACAAAACGGTGTCGGCCCGCGTCGTCGGACTCGCCGCCTTAGCGCTTGTAAACACCGCCATGACGTCCTTAGCGAACCCTGGCGAAATGGCCCCTTGAGCCTGAGCAACAGTCAACGCGACCGGGTCGAGGGTTCCGTCGAGGGCCTGTTCCGTAAAATCATTCTCGGTCTTACTAATAGCCCGCGTTTTTTGAACCTTTGCAAACGCATCTCGCTTTGCAATTAAGTCGGTGGCAGCTTTGCGGACATCAGCTTCTTCCGCGGTCGTAAGGATGGCTGACCCAACCACATCGGTCAAAAACTCATCGACTCGGCTAGGATCACCGTCCAGCAAGCCCACAACCGCAGCCGTCGTGATCGCCTGCGTTGAGTCTTCACGAAATCCCGTAATGGTCGTGGGGTCGAGGAAACGCGACGATGTGGCGATCGCCTGGTTGGCCATCTCCAAATTCATAGAGAACTCTTGAAGCTTGTCGTCGAATGACGTCGTCGGTGATGAGAATACGTTGCCGACGTTCTGAGCGATGTCCTCAATCGTCCCGTTGGTGTTGTCCTCGATACTGGTGATCCGCCGCTTCTCATTACGACTTTGGAACAAATCGAGAGAGCGTTTCTGAACAGCCACCGCCTTTTTTTGGAACATGGTCCGGGCTTCGGGGCCAGTGAACAATGCTGACTGCGACTGAATGATATCGTCCGTTGCCGTTAAGAACTCGGCGGACGATCGAGCTGTCTGGGTCACCGGCTCAAAATCGGCACCGAGTTGGACAGCAGCTCGCCCGGTACCGACCTGATTCGACGCTGTTCGCAGTTCCTTTTCAGCTTTCAGCTTCGCTCGATCGTTAGCAACCGAAGCCCCCAGAAAAACGTTCGTGATGCCCGCCACACCTGCCAAAACAGACTCACCCTTGTCCGGACGTACTACGCCAACGACAGACGATACGAGTCGCTGACGCCGAAATTCTGGAATTCTAGGCATAGCTAAATCACCGACAAAATTGTATTTGCGGCCCCGCCAATACTACCGAGTAACGCACCTCGACCTTGCTGCCGAGCAACAGCGGCTTGGGAGCGGCTCTTCGCCTTCTCCGCAGCCCCTCGCCTTTCCACCGATGTTGCGAACTCGTCACCGATATCTCGTGTCTCTGTGAGAACCAACGACGGGCTACCCGCAAGGGTGACCCCACTTTTCAAAAACCGGAGTTTCTGTTGGGCGGCGTCCTTGCGATTGTTCTCACGGACCCGAGCCGCTTCGGCGTCAGCCTCTTGCTTCTGCAGTTGCCCCTGCTCTTGAAGCAAGTCCGATTGCTTCTGTGAGGCTTTGTTCGCTGCGATGCCGCTACCAATGGTCGTTACGGCTGAGATGGCAAGGAGAATGCCGGTTGCACCCATTATGTAGTCCTCGCGTAAAGGCGGAAATCGCGTTGATCCCATGTGAACTTACGACGAAGCCCCTCAGGCGCAAAGCCTAAAAACTCCATCCATTTAGCATGGGCTTCATCATCCAGACAAGTCGTTTCCATTCGATGATACTTAAAGGTCTTCATGATCGCTGTCATATACCGCTTGGCGGAACGGAGATAGACGATCGGGTGGTCATGGATGTGGACGGTCGGAAACATCCACCCCTCCGCCACACCCGGCCAATGATCGAAAAACCCCGCACAGCAAAGGATCCGGCCTTTGAAACTGAAGGTACCGGCGAACTTGCTACCGTCCGCAAAAGCTTGAAGCCGAGCCGGATAATCACTAAGTCCCGAGATGTGACCAATCTCAGAAGGATCGGTTTCCACAACGTCTAAATGTTCCGGTCTGAACGGAATCACTTTAAGTATTGTCTGTGTCGCCATGGATCACCAATGCTTGAACGGTACAAGGGTAGGGCTTGGTTTGCCGCACGTAAACTGTTTTATCTCGTTGCCAGCTATCCGAAAATGGGACCTCCACAACTCCGGTAAACAGGGGTACCGGGCGGCCCGAAACAAGTGGCACCTTCGTGAATTGTATCGGCTCAGGGAGGTACGTGTTCGTACCGACCTCAACGCCCAGAGTCTCCCGGAAGCGAAGGCCCAGCCGATTCACACTTTTGATTTTTGTCTGCCCCGGTCCCGTTTCGCCACCAAATTCGAGCGGCATTGTGCGAAGGTGACCAGTGTAGGAGTACCCGAGCGTCATCCGTGCCGCTTGGTAATTGAGCGAAAACTCCCCGACCGAACTGACTACGACGTCCGGATGCTGCCGACCATCGGTAACAATCTGAACGGTAGCGTCCTTGTACTCCCAGAACCCGAAAAAGTCTTTTTGTGTAAGAAACCAATTCTCCGATAGCATCGCATCGGCATTATCAAAATCTACTATTATCCGGCAGGTCACATTACGGCCATCCGTAAAACCGGTGATGACCGCCCGGCCTGTCCCCACTCCGTTGACGGGCTTTTTCCAAATCTCTTGGCCGATCATCTTCGCGGTAAAGAAAAGAGGACTACCCCCCGAGATGAGAAAGTTAACAGCGGCCCCCGACGTCTGAATAGGAAACATCACCCCTTTTTCGATAGCGGACCCGTCGTATGTGATCGAGCTATCCAAATTTATAAAGCGACTCTGATCCTCCGCAGACTGAAGGTCAAACCGAGCCATGTCGCTTGCCTTATTCTCGACCCCGGTGAAGTAATCCTGTTCACGAGGCATTTCTGGATCGTCCGCCAAATACTCCACAAACCTCCGCGTACGTCCGCCTTGGATCCGCTCCGTGACCACGACGAGCTGATCGGTTTTGTTCAATCGCCCCACAGTGCTCACACTCAAAAACTTATTTACGCCCCCGTCGGTCAAACGATGCGGGTGCCACGCAAACACGGCTTCCCGAACCTGGGAGGTCAAGCCTACCAACACCCCATCATTACGAACAGCCCACAAGATATCAGGTCTGCCGGTCATCCAAGCTTGTTCAAGAATACCTGAGCGGGTAATGTGAGACGCAACGATATTTCGGTCGGTTCCAGTGATGGCGTCACTTAACGCCTCGAACTGCACCGACTCCACACGAACCCCGCCCTTCTGAACATAGAAGACGAGATTTCTCTTGTTTGTAGGCTCAATATCAGCCGCCCCGACCTTGTCGATGTCGCGGGCATTGACACTGGACGACGTGATCGCATCATCAGCCGTGTCACCCGTGACCTTAACTACTGCACCCAACGTCCCAATCAAGAGAACCCGATCAGTGCCGCTAAACCAAACTATCTTCCGCCCACCACCAATTGAATAGGCGATCGCGTGATCGGCATCAGTGCCAAGTGTAAAGTCGTCGTACCGCGTCGCTCCCGGATCTGCACCGCCACTGCCTTGCGGTGATCGAGATCCAAGGAATTTACTCGGGTTGGCGGAACCTCCGTTGAAGTACAACCGCGACTCGTAAAATTCAAGGGCCGTAGGTGTATTCTTGGTCGAGCTAATGTACCCGTTCGCTGTCCACGTCTTGCCAGACAGGTCAATATCAAAACCGTCTTCAGCTACAAAATGGAGTGTCGTCGCAGAAAGAAATCCACATCGTAGGGGGACGCCATTGTAGGTTGACCCGAGTGTACCATTCGCCTCTTGCATGTACATCGTCTCGCCCTCAACCATCCCATGGGCAACCCCGACCGTAATGACACCGGGGTTGCCCGCAACAAACCCAGTTACGTTGCGGGAGTCTGTAGACTGATCAGCCGTTCGAGTATACGTAGATAGCGTCCAATTGGCATCAGACACTCGAATAAGTTTCCTAGGTTCGTATAAAGGGTGGACGATGTACATCACATCGCCGTCCTGCCTAACTTTCAACTTCCAAAAATCGCTAGCTTCCGTGTATGGCGAATCTAACTCGTAGACCTTAAGGAATCTCGTACCCGCTGTTATTATAGGGGTACTGTAGTTTGAGGGGTTGACGAGGACTCCGTCGCTATCGTTCAGTAGGGTTTGAGTCGACGTTGCGAAAGACACCCCATAAAACTTATTGTTCATCTCGGGTGACTCATCCAACTCGGTCAAAAACAACTCGTCATCTACAGCAAAGCCATGAGGGCTCGCAAAGGTCGCCATCAGCGTAGACACGCCGACAGGGAGCGTGTCCACGACTAACGCGTTATCGACCAAGATCGCGGAGTTGTCTCTAAAAAACCGAATTTTCTTATTCGTGAACTCTAGGTTATATGCCTGATCATCATTGAAGGAGAACGTGATCACACGAGCGATTTGATTTTCTCGCGTGTGGTTCATCACTCGAAAACCGGAGCGGTACCGGGCCGAACCCTGAGTTTCAATAATGTAGTTTTGAGCCGCTTTGGCCCCTGTGTGATAGACCGGGAGGTCCACCCGACCGTCCATGCTCGGAGAAAGCTCGCCCCCTGAAAAGCTGTGGATCAATACCTCTTCTTGAGCCATGCTTAACTCTCAAAAACCATAAAGGGCCCAGCCGTGTTGGCTTGCATACGGCCACCACGTCGAGCCTGTCTGAACCGGCTCCTCTCCGTTCGGATCGGGGGCCGCTCTTGTCCGTCAATCGCCCGAGCTTCATCCATGACCTCTTGGCGGTCCTTCTTTATCGCGTCGATACGAGTTTCCCGTGATGTGAAGTTAGGGGCGATGGCGACTGCAATGCTCAAAGCCAAAACCTGAATTGCTAACTCGTCCCATTTCGTTATGTCAGTGTGGTCGTAGATGTACCGAAGATTGATCGGACCATCCGAATTTAACAGCAGATGACCGCCCTCAATTTGGTAGTTGGATTCCCGTAAAAGAATCGGGGCTCCTGACTCATCAGTTCGATTCAAATATCGAACGAAATCAGAAGGGAAAAGATACCTAGCGGAAAACCCAAACTCGGGGACCACAGAATCCTTCGTTAGCGTTCGTCGCCGAATAGCGAAATTCCAAGGGTGGCTCCGAAGTGTCGACAGTCGAACTTGGTCGTATACCGCATGACAAAGCTTCTCGGACTGCGATACGGGTGCGTCAATATCGGTGACCAGTTCTTGTTTGAGCTGGATCAGGGCGAGGTTACAGACGCCGACCTTACTGTTCACCGATGACGTTGCCATGCCAAGCTCCTAAAAAAAGAAGGGGTGGGCGGTAAGGCTTTCGCCGCTACCGCCCGGACCCTAGCACCGTCTACCACTTTTAGCCCTGGACGAACTCCATCAAAATGGCGATCGTGCCCGCTGCCGAGCCAACCACACGACCCGTAAACGCAATGTCGTATCCGACCTTCTTGGTTTCCTGGGTGTGGCCCGCAAGTTCCCAAAGCGTCTTTTTAATATCGGCGATCGCAACAGCCGTGAGGCCGTCAAGACCCGATCCACGAGCACGAGCACTCGCCATACTGGCCCCGTTCACGAATACGTCGATATCGATCACTGGCCCAAGGACGCCGTCCTCACCGGTCGTCTCATAGAGGCCGAGATCGTAGTCCGTACCGACTGTAATCGCGTCGTTGTAGATCAGAAACCGCTTCGGAATGAGATCCGGGTTAATGGCCTTAGCCACACGGTAGACCGACTCGTTGTCGTCCGCTGCGGCAACTTCAAACGTCTGAATCACTGTGACGGTTTTCGCACCGTCGTTGTACGCGGCAGAGGTCTTTTTGGCCGCTGCAATTAACGCATCAATATATTTGTCTTCTACTGCCATGGTCTTTTATCCTTTTGTAAATTTTAACTCTAACCCGAACCTGTACGATTGACCCGCGTTGATGTTGATGAAATTACTTAACGCGATGTCATACCCCGGTAACCGGTTCCGCAATGTATGCCCCGCTAACTGATAGAGGGGCACTTGTAAGTCCGCAATTGGCTTACCGCCCAAGATGTCGATCGGGGCATCCTTCTCGGCCCCGAACACACCAAAAGTCCCAATCGAAAACTCGTAGAGGCCGTTGAGCGTGTCCTCACCTAAAAGATCTTCATCAACAAATCTTTTTGGCTTCATGAGAATGACATGATACGTTTCACTACCCGAAGGCCCGAGACGTATACCCCACCACCGACCGGCGGTCATAATGTAATCGGGGTCTAAATTTCGAAGCACCCTATGCTTTGCAAATCCAACTTCCGGTCCTTGAATATCGAAAACTTGAGTCATGCCGAACGTATCCGCCCCGCTGTTAAACGCCGGACTCGTGTAGGAGCCCTTCGCAATAAACGGATCGATATATTTATCGACGACGGCCATGGTCTCTCCTTAGATGGTCGTCGTGACCTTCTGGATCAACTTACCTTCTGTACGCACGGCGCCGAGCTCGCCAACGATTTGGACCTGCTCGGTTTCGACGTAGTCAGAACGATCTTTCACGGTCACACCGAACTGTTTCGATAGGCCGTACTGCAGGCCGCGGCTTGTCATAGCGACACCATCACGAACAGAGCCGGTGACATTCAAAATCGGATTCGGCACATCGGCACCGTAGGCGATGAATCCAATGCCCAGACCACGAGTGATCGTACCTTGATCAACAACGAATTGACGTGAGAAATCGCCGCTCGTCAACTCATTCTCTTTCATCAACGCTTCCTCTTCCGTACCGGTAAACAGATACAGCATCACTTCCGGGATGTCTGTACCGACTTCGTTGTTAGTCCAGTTCTTCCGGATCTCAAGCAGCTTCTCGTAAGTCAAACCAGCGGTGGCGTTGACCGTCTTGCCGCCGTCGTTTGCAAACGTAACTGTGGTTTCGAAGTCGCGGCCAGTCTTGACGTCTGCAAACGTCGCTTCAACCCCAACGCGATCAAAGACTCGCTCCATTGCACGGATGGAGGCCGCCGCGTATTCGCCACTGGGCTGAATAAGCATGGCCCGAACGTCAGACGCATCGATAGGAAGCGTCACAACAAACCGACGCCTACGAATCTGACGTCGCAGGTGCTCAATGTTGTCGAACGTCACCGGGACAATACGTCCGTTGATCTCTCTGGCCTCGACGGCTCCGAGTCCGTCATAGGCGATCTTGTCGCCGGTCATGGGTTTTATCGACACAAAGGGCCGAATACGAGAGCGAATTTGCTGAGCCTGAACATGCAGCATATTCGAAAACTGGATAATGAGATTTCTGTCGATCGTGTTTTGGGACATACCGATAGCTCCTGCGAAAAAAGTTCTGTTTCCAATACTGACTCGGAAACGTGACCTCCAACGTAGAAGGGCGTGTCCTGCCCCTGAGCGGCGGGGGTAGCCGAGCGAAATTATTCGCTATCAGATGGGCCGTTGCGGGTGACCATCGCACTACATTATAGGCCTAACAGCCGACGTATCAAGCAGTACCAAATAGTTGATTGACTTTCTTGATCGCCGCCTCATGGGCTTCGCCCCCAAACTCGTTTCGATAGATCGGCGACTCCATGATCTTTCGGCCCTCGGCGTGACGCTCCGCCTCGGAAGCTTGGCCCACACCGGCACCCGCCCCAGTTGGGAGCTGGTCAGCCGTAATGTAATCTTTCCGGATACCATCGAGGACTGACGCCAGCACGGCCAACGTTTTGTTATCGAGACCGGCCACATGCTTCCCCATGCTCTTGGGGGTGTACTTCTCCATCAACGCTTTACCGGTACTCAGGACCTCATCTTGCCGGTCGCCGAACAGGGTCTCGGTCAATGTCGAGAATTCAGCATCGAGCTTTGATTGGGCGTCGAGGCTCTCCGCCGTCATCTTATCGCCCATGGCCTGCCAACCGGGGGTAAGGGCAGCAAGCTGCTCAGGCGTGACCGCTGCTGCTTTAAGCAGGGGTCTGAGCTGCTCGTTAAACGCGAGGTCCTCCTTCGAAAACTCTTTACCCTCGGGCGGCGTAAACGCGTAGTCCTTGGCGTCATCAGGAACACCCCTCGCCTTATTGAACTCGTTCCAGTCCGTCTCCGAAGCGTTGGCTTGGGGAATACCCCCTGGCCGTTTGCTCAATGCCGTTTTCTGGTCGGAGATCATCTTGAACATCGCGGGCACGTCCTTCATCTCAGTGACCCAAGGCTGATCCTTGTATTCGGCAGGAACGATCGAGCTCAACTCGGGGAACGTTGGGTCAGTGGCGGCAGGGGCATTGGGGTTAGCCTGTTGAAAGTTCTGAGCAAAGGAAGAAGAGCCCTCAACGGGTGAGGCTCCGAGGCCCAGTTGGCCGGGTTCAGTTGAAGCGGGCGGCGGGGTGGCTGTAAGTGCGTCTGCCATCAGAAAATCCTTGTGCTAAGGTTACGAAAGTAAATCGTCGATATCGTTTGGGCTATCGGAGTGCGTCTCGATGTACATCAAAATGTCGCGTCGCATGAACTGGCGAATATACAAATAGACCCCTCGTCGGGCCTCATTGTTTAACATACCATCCATCTGCACATTGCCGTTCACGGGATCAAATACCACGCTGCTTTGCTGATAGCCACAGAGGCCCATTAAATGGCGGAGAATTCGGCGGCCGGATTCGGTCCCAAACGTCGCGTTCATATCCATTTTTAGTTGACGGGTAGCGTCTTGAACCTTCTTACTCGATGCCGCCTTTGCCTTGATGGATATCATCCTGGCCTTTACATTTTCACTCATGCCGCTGTACCACTGGTGCTAGGCAGTAAGCCTGATTGTCCTACGTTGCGGAGGGCCTCAGCCCCCTGGGTGATTGTTTCTTTTTCCTCGTTCGCTTCTTGCAGTTCCGCTCGTGCTTTTCGGATCTTCTCAACGGCGACCTTAGCTCGTTCGATCTGGCTCGCTGCCCCTACCAAGACGCGGAATGCTCTCAGGAACTCGTCAAGGTCCATGTTGTCCAGTGAGGTCGGATCGATCGCCGCTGTTCGTTCGAGTACCGCCAACAGTTGTAGTAGGCCGTCGACTTCTTCGGATTGCAAAATCCGTTGAGCTGGTGTGAAGTAGCGGATCTTGTAAACATCTTTGCCCCGCAGCATCAACTCCGCTACCTCATCAGGGATGATAACGGGGTTTGGGTCGGTCGAGGTTAATTCTTCAACGGATCCCCTAATCACACCAAGCTCACCGGCAGCAAACAAGATATTGAATGTGGCTTTGATTAACGGCGTAAACAGCTCGGCGATTTGCCGAACGAGCGAGGACATCAGCGTTGCGTTACGGAGGCGATTCCGGATGTTCGCTTCGCCGAGTGTCATCTGGGCGGTGTTGTTAAAGTCCAACAAGCGGTCGATAGAGAAGTGATTGTTGATGGACTCTTCGAGCTTATTAATCAGAGCCTCGGCTGTTGCAATTTCCCCAACCGTAAACAACTGGAAAACGGGGTTCCGATCTCCCGCCCGTCCCGTGGAATTGAACACAGTAACGCCATTGGCCGATGTATCCAGTTCCCCACCCCCCAGAACCCCGTCGTTCATCACACCCAAGGGTGGCGCCAACGATTTTTCAATTGCAATAGTGACAGCTTCCCACACCACATTGAGTTCCAACGAATCGGGCAACGCATCAAAACCAGAGCCTCGACCATACTCTTCGGTCGAGAGCTTCGAGAAGCGAGCTACCTTGATCGGCATCTCTTCAAAGCCCGAATGTTTTATGAGCTGTTTGGTGTCGTTTTCAACGTGAAGAGATCGCCACGGCATAGCCCGATTGCCCTTGCCCTCACGCTCGTTTTTCGGCCGAGGCTCAACGGCGATGGTGAATTTAACATCAGTGTCAAACTTCTTACTGTTGTGTAGTTCCCGGATTTTAGCACTTACGGTATCGAGACCGTACTCGTTGACGAACCGATTAACTTTCCAATTTAGATCGATGTAGACCGTATCGACAAACCCGTTCTTGCCTTCCGAAATGGACATGCGGCTAACGCCCCACGAACTGTACCTGACGATCGTATCTTCATCGGCAGAGGGCTCAATGCCCGACGTTGCGAATGAGAACTGGTCCTGCATATACTCATCGAGCGACGTCCGCAGGCCCGTCTCCGGATCATCCATCACGTCGAGCATTCGGTTGGTGACGAACTCGTAATACTTCTTGATTTCTTCGGTTTCGGGAAGGTCGCGGGGCTTATCGATTTGAATGCGGTCAGGCGTGTCAGGCCAAAGCATCGACAGGAAAGAGGACGCGGCGATCTTCATTGCTCGCGGACTTGTTGAGTCAAACAGTTCTCGATTTAAGAACTCACCCTCAGATTGGTCACCGGTGAAATTCTGTTTGCGGGTATGGACGTACTCGCCAATTAACTGCCACACTTCAAGCCATGGGTCCTTGACCTTTTTGAGCTCTTTGCTGCGTTGCAGGACATGTTCGACTAGTTCTAAATCAGTAGGCATAGGGTGCACTGCTGGTGTTAAGACAATTGCCTATTGGCTCGTGGGCTCGGATTGAGACTTCCACTTACGTTATCGGCTAAAAACGAACGTCGGCCGATTTGAAGACTTCGGCCAGCAGCTGCTCTGCCTTCCCGTTTCAACTTCTCCGCCTCCGCTTTCGCGGCAGCGGCGTCGGCCTGCTGTTGGCGGATAACGTTCTGTTGGACCCGCTTTTCATGCCGCTCAGGACCTTTACTTGCACCCATGAGGCTGACCCTTCTTGGTTAAGAGCGTTGTCGATTAACACGCGGCGCCGCTGAAAGGGCGCCTTGCGATGGAGGTCCAATAAATGCCTGTCTCCCAATACGCCGCAATCGTTTTTCCTCGGGCGTGCCGGCTTCTTCGCTTTGGTCTGTGGCGGCTGCCCCAGTGGCTCGGACCATACGGCGGTCTCTCCGGGTGGCATTCAGATCCCGATTATGTCGCGGCTCGTTGCCTGCACCCATGGTGGTTCCTGAGGAATTAGGCTATCCGCTTATTTGATTCGTGCATGACGACGCTGCATTGTATGGGGCAATCTCATTCGCTGTAAAGTAATTAGCTCATGTTTTCCGGATTTAACACTAGATCGGCTTTGCTGTCTACGTCGCCGGGTTGCGTTCTTCTTCGACACAGGGAACGCGAACGTCAACACAAAAGCGTCCGCGATGTCCGGACTCATGCCGAGGCTTTGTTTAATTTTCTCTTTTGATTCGAGCTGGATCTTCTGGCTCGATGTCCGACGGATGCCGGGCATACACGCGAAATCTTTTTGGATATCGTCCGAATCGGGGATCGACACCTCGCCGTCCTCCCCATGAAACCAATCTCTGGCCATACACCACATCTCGGCCCGTTTGTTGAGGTATAGCGTGGGCTCTAACGCCTCAGAGCCGAAAAGGACGCCTGTGATGTCCCTGGCGTAGCCAAGCTCTCTGAGGCGATCGTAGACCCCGTACCCGTGCCCGAGGTCCATAAAAACCATATCCGGTTCCCGATTGTCAATCCGGTCGGCGATCATGCCCGCAATTTGCATCTGAGGCATGTCCTCGTGCTTGAAGCGGAAAATCTCGGGCTCCAACATCTCACGTCCCCGCCGCCAATTGAAGACGGTGCGATCACGATTGCGTCCGGGATCGACGCCGAGGATCAGCGGAGCGTAGAGGTCTCGCAGAGTTGACTTACGGGCAAGCATAATCCGATTGGGGTGGATGAGGGGGGCCCCCGAGGTCTGGAACGCCTCCATGATGTGAGCGGGGTACTCTTGCTTGAACTCCCAAACTGAACTGAATTCAGTGATCTTCGCTCGCCGCCACCACATTTGTTGCGGGGTTAAGTCGTAGAGGCGTTGATACTCGATCTCGTTGTCTTGTTGATCCTCAGGGACGTTGGGCATAGAGTCTTTGCCGTCGCTGAGTTGAAGTATGCCGTCGTGCGGTTCCGATAGGGTGTACTCGTCCTGCCAAAACCAAGGCGTGAAAATAACGATGTAATCGCTCGTCTTGGCTAGAGCCTCCATACACATTTCGTAAAACATGTTGCCCATGCCGTTAGCCGTCGACTCAAGGACGATTTCGGTGTTGGGGAGGTTCGGAACCGACTGTAGGATTCCTTTTCGGATTCCGGAAGTGTTCTCCCAAAACCCAACTTCCGACCCGTGGAAAAGCTGTACGGTTCCGCCTCGACCAACTTCTTTACTTCCGGCGGTGCCAACGCTGTATTCGGAGCCGATGGATTCAAAATGGAACTCCCTTCGGTTAGCGATTTTGCAGGGGGGCCTCGCTGAGGCGGGCGTATGCTCGTAATACCGATTCACGATGGCGAAGAGCTTTTTCGTTGTCTCAGCTTGGTGAGAGAGTATGAAAACCGACTGTCCTTTTTTGCGGATCGCTTGATGGTAGAACCGCCCGCCAATGTAAGTCGAGCACCCCTGCTGACGGCCTTTAAGGATCAGGACACGGACTTTGCCCGTCGCTCGTTTCTGCGTCTCGATTTCGTTGTGTATGTGCCATTGGGCTCTGTTCAGATTGAACGGGTAGAGCTCGCCGCCCTCTTTGGTTTTGATCTTGAGCATATGCTTGGCGAAATAGGGGAAGTCCCGATCGAATCGCTGATGCACCGCCATGATCTTTTTGTCGACGATTTGGGTCATAGTGGGGCCGCTGGGGTCGAGGCGATGGACTTATGAGCTTCTGCGCTTCTGCGCTCAAAGCAAGCCGAGGTCACGCAAGGCATCATCCTCGTCCGCTTCTTCATCGAAACCATTCGGTAGCCGCCGTTGCTGTGCGTTTTGAGCATCTTCGATCGCCTGATCCTGAGCGATCGCCCTTTGCCGCATTTGCTCGTTCTCATAATCAGCTTCCAAGCATTGCTCCATGAGCTGAATGTACGTTGTGCTCGTGGAATGGCTCTCGACGTACTGTGAGGGCTTTCCACCTAAGCGGTCGAGAATCTCCTGCGTTGCCTTCTCGCTGCCCATACAGGCCCGTGTGATGAGCTTGGAGATCATTATCTCGCGGAAGCTGGTTGTCTGCTGGGGATTGAGCGTGCGGTCGAGTAAATACGGCGGGAGTTCGTACTCGTTTACGAGGGCCTGAGAGATCTGTATACGAGCGTCCAAACCCTTCTCAAGAAGGGCCGCTGTCGTTTGTGAGTGTTGTGATCGGCTTTGTGGCATGGGTTTGGTGTAGGGGGTATCGCGTGTTGTTGTGGGTGTGTTTTACATTTCAAGCAAGTCGTCGAGATCCGCCCCCACCCCTGTGGGGTCTCTGAGCAATTCCGTTTCAGCAGTCGGGCGCTGAATGACGAGAGCCGCTGCGGCGTCGAGTTGAGACTTGTACATCTGAGCGACAGCGAGCTTTTGATTGGCCAAATTCGAATAGTTCGAGAGCACGATGTCGATGTCCTTCAACAAACAAAATTGCATCAGCTCCGCTTCGCCCATGTCCTTGATGGCCATATCGGTAACCAGATTGATTTGCTTAGGTGTGAGACGAATTCGCTGGGACGTTGTGATCTCCAAAATTCGTATGCCTCGATAATCAGCGTGTCGTTGACGGAGGGCCGCAGGGCCGTAATACCGCATAATCAAATGCTGAGCGACCCTGTTGATGTGAGCCTTTCGCTTCAAGGGCTCCGTCGATTCGACCTCAACGCCATTGGTACGCGTGACCACCTTTTTCCGCCCCTGGACGAACTCCACAATCTCCGGGAAGACCACCTCAATCGGGTCAAAGAACTTAACCGTTCTCTTGCCGCCCTCAACGCCATGGTACTGCCCGGTGGCCGTAATTTTATAACCAATAGGGGACCGTGGCCGTTGGTCCGCTCGGGGGAGCAAGCCGCTGTCGTCAGGAAGGACGGCAGGCTCGACCGTGTCGCCGAGTTTTATAGGGTCATCCGGGATAAGTCCTCGGTCGTCTGCTATTTCGGGTTGTGCTTGTCCCATGTGTGGCGCTCCGTTGTGTGTCGTGTAAACGTTGACTCCCCACATTGTTACGGGGCGTTGTGTGAATGTCAAGAGTGGTAGCTGTTTTCGATGAGTGACTAGGTGCATCGTATCCGATCTGAAATTTTTGGGGTGCGATTTTTAGAATATCGCTTTGAGGGCACATTGGCACGAAAGCCCAGGGCCTCAAAGGCACGAAAGCCCAGGGCCTCAAAGGCACGAAAGCCCAGGGCCTCAAAGGCACGAAAGCCCAGGGCC